GATAGCAGGAGAATGGGCGAATGCGGTTTATTCAATTCGTAAAGATATAACATTTGAAGTTTTTGACACAGGTGTTATATCTGACGATGAAGGCAAGGTTGTATACAATTTGCTCCAGCAAGATATGGTAGCATTGAGAGCTGTTATGAGGCTCGCATGGCAAGTCTCCAACCCTATTGATATTGACAGGGATTTGGCTACATCGTTTCCATTTGCGGTGCTTAAACCTTCTGCTTAGGAGGTAATGCTAAATGATTAAAATGCTAACATCTACATATTATGACGGAAAGCAATATAAGAAGGACGAAGTATATTCTGTAGATAAAGAAACAAAAATACGATGGATAAAAAACGGAATTGCTGAAAGTGAAAAAAGTGAACAGACTGAATCCATAGATTATAATAGCATGGAAGATGAACAACTTGCTTTGATTGCTGCTGAAAAAGAAATTGATGTAACAGACAAAACTAAGCGGCAGGTAATAAATGCGCTTCGGAAATATGATGGAACTGCATAATCATATACGATTAGGAGGGCATCCATTTGTTGATGCTCTCCTATCTTAAAAAAGGATGGTGATATAATATGCCGATGTCAGAACTTAGTAGAATGCAAATAATACAGAAGCGAAAAGAAAAAATGAAAGATAAACCTGATGCAAAAGCCGAAAAAACTTCCATCGCAAAAAAACAAAAAAAGGATTCTATATTTGCTCCCGATGAAATGGAGGCTATAGATGAGCATACTTGATACTGTAAAAACGTTATTAAACATAAAAGATGATTCACAGGATGCCATTCTGACGCTATACATAAGCATTATAACACAAAATATACTTAACTACACAAGTAGGACAATGTTGCCGGTAGAACTTGAATATGAGGCCGCTATGATGGTTATAGACATGCACAGAGAAATGTCAGACATAAGCGGAACGACCGGAAAAGCAACTGCTGTCAGCGAGGCTGGGAGATCGGTATCCTTTGATACTTCGGAAATGCAATTATTTGCACAAAATAAATTAGAAGAACGGAGAATTCAACTTAATAAATTTAAGTTGCCTTTTAAGCTTCAGGAGAGGGAATGATATGGCGTTTGATTTTGGAAAGATAGGCGAAATTGTCGGCAATGTAATGGATAGTGATGAGATAGACATCGGGAGATCAACACTTATCACGCTACCAGATGGTTCGACTACTGTCACTGACCCGAAATTTCCTATATACAAGCATGTGAAATGTCATTTGTCTTTTAATTCGACCGATAATCCTGATCCGGTCTCAGTTGGTAGTGTGCCTATTATTATGAGCATAACCATAAACTGTCCTGTTTCCGTGGATTTGCAAAATGCGGATTATATCATTGCGCGGAAATTGGCAGCAGATGGTACGATATTGGAAGAATACCAAGGCACAATAGGCGCGCCAGCAACAAGCCAGAGTAGGCAATCGGCAGTAATGGAGATGAGACAGGCGGTGTAATATGAAATACGAACTAATAGCAACATCAGTAACATCTGCCCTCGGCATACGGCTCCGAGAGATATTCCCTGGCATTACTTGGTACAGGGAAACGGTACCTGCACAAATGCTTGTATACCCTCATTGGTTTGTAAATCAACTAACGCTTGATATTCAACCAGAGCGCAGAAATCACTGGATTATTGGTTATTTTGCAACTATGCGATACCATGTGGCTGCTGATCCTGCATCGGTTGTGGGTAGTCTGCAACAGCAGCTTGATGATGCAAGTATAAAGCTTTTGTCTGAATTGGAGGCAATTTACTGGAACGGGATACCAGTAAAAATTAGTAATCTTAGAACTGAAAAGATTGATGGGACGCTTCATTGTTTTTGCAATATTACCATTATGGCTACAAAGCCTATCGAAATAGAACCATTACAAGAAACTTTAGAAACTAATATTATAACCGCTGAATAAAGCGGTATTTTTTATGGAGGTAAATATGGCGCGTTGGGTTAGCCAAAATAAAGTTAGGCCAGGGGCATATATCAATTTTTCTGCCGTGGCACAACCGGAAATAACAATAGGTGACAGGGGAATTGGAACAATGGCAATACCGCTTTCATGGGGGCCTGAAAACACTCTCATAGAAGTATTGAGCACCGATTTAACAGATGGGACGTCGTTGTCAAAGGTTGGATTTACTGCTTTTGATGATGATTCGAAGATTTTAAGCCTTATGCTTTCTGGTTGCTATAAAGCATTGGTCTACAGACTTGACAATGGCGGCGTAAGAGCGACAGCGACAAGCGGAAGTCTCACTGCACAGGCGGTATATCCTGGAACAAAGGGCAATCAAATTACAATTGCTATTACAGAAGCGAATGAGCTTTTTACTGTCACAACGTATGTTGATGGGGTAAGCCGGGACATACAGACCGTATCTACAGTACAGGAGCTTGTAAATAATTCATATGTGGAATTTAGCGGATTTGGGGCATTGACGGTAAATGCCGGGATTACGCTTACAGGTGGAACAAATGGTTCTGTTAATGCATCAACGGCATATCCGGCATATCTGGCTTTGGCGCGAAAAGCTAATTGGCAGACTATGGCGCTCACGCAGGACAATAATACTTATGCTGCACAATTTGCCAAATTTGCAGAGGAAATGAGAGAAACAGAAGGTAAATACGTGCAAGTAGTTGTTGCAAACTATGATGCGGCTGATTATCACGGTGTAATTAACTCTGACTGCGGAGTAATGATGGGTAATGTAGAAATTTCAGCCGAAGAAGCTACAGCGTGGGTGGCTGGAATAACAGCAGGTGCAACTATTGTACAATCCAATGTAGGAAAAGTATTCAGTGGCGCAACAAGATTATTAAATGAACGCACGAATACAGAATATGAAGATGCAATACATGCTGGTAAATTTGCTTTATCATCAAATACACTTGGCGAAATTACGGTTGAAAAAGATATTAATAGTCTTCATACCTTTACAGATGCGCTATCTAGCAATTTCAGTCTTAATCAGGTAATTCGTGTGCTTGATGAAATAGGTACAAGGCTTGCAGAAACGTGGGAGCGCAGTTACAAAGGTAAAGTACAAAACAACGAAAACGGCCGTAATGTTTATAAGGCAGATATATTGACGTATTTTGGTGAGTTGCAACGAGTTGGAGCAATAGAAAATTTTGCCGGAGCAGATGATATTGTAGTTGATGCAGGAAAAGATAAAACATCTGTAGTATTAACTATAAGCAGAATTGATCCTGTGGCGGCAATGGATACCTTGTATGCTCTTGTGTACGTAATTTAAAGGAGGAAAAAATATGCCATTACAACATGATACTCGGCCAGTCGATGGCAGGCGTGGAATTATTATTGCTACGATTGGTGGAAATGTCGTTGAACTCGCTGAAATTAAAAATCTAACAGCTACTATTGATAAAAATAAATCATCATATCGTGTTCTTGGTGATCCTGGTGAAAGACATAAATCTGCTGGATGGTCAGGCACTGGTAGTGCTACATATCATTGGGTAACAAGCCGATGGCAAAAAATGCTTATTGATTATGCCAAAACGGGCGAAGATGTATATTTTACAATAGTTGTCACAAATGACGACCCCGGGAGTAGTGCCGGAAGAAATTCTGTTAAATTAGGACAATGCAATATCGATAGTGGAGATATTGTAATGATTGATATTGATACTGATTTGCTTGAGGGTTCATTTGATTATACTTTCAGTGAAGTTGATAGCTTGGAAGCATTTAACGAGATATTTGTATAATAACAGGAGGTAAATATGAGTAAATTACAAGATTTTTTAGCATTACCTGACGTAACGGATATTACAGAAGAAATTTATATTAATGAACGCTTGGGGACTTTTACAGTTAAGCCACTAACTGAAAAGCAATGGACTAATTATCGCAACCGCTGTAAAGGGAAAATAAATAAGCAGGGAATGGATTTCGATAGTGGAAAATTCAATCTTTTAATCATTGCCGGGCAGATCGTTGAACCGAATTTCTCAGATGGAGATTTTCTTACAAAGGCTGGTTGCTCAACAGCATCAGAATTTATTACAAAGAAATTCCTTGCCGGCGAAATTGCGGATATTGCTGAAAAAATCACCAAAGTCAGCGGCTTTGATCCAGAAACAAATGATATTAATGAAGACATTGAAGAAGCAAAAAACTGATTTCCGAGGACGCAGAATCATCATATTGTCAATATGCGGTTTTAAACATACCGGAGTACGGTGATCCTCGGAAATTTGCCAACTTGCCTCAAAGAGCAAAAGCTTATGTAATAGCATGTATTCAGAACGAAATGGATGCTGAAAAAAAACGGCAGGCAGAAATGAAAAGTAAAATGTCTAAAGGAAAGGGGAGAAGAAAATAATATGTCAACAATTTCGAGCACCCTCGCGCTACAAGATCGTATGTCCCCTGCATTTTCTGCTATTACTAAAGCTATGAGTAGAACATTAATGGTAATACAATCAATAGCGCCGAAAACTGAACAACTTGGTCCAGAATTTGCTGCCGCTGCCGCCGATGTGAAATTAGCAGAAATAGCTGTAAACCAAATGAATCAGGAATTACAGAAAACACCAACAGCAACACAGGCAGCAACCACAGGAATAGTAAATGTAGAAAGTGCAGTATCTGGAATCATTCAAGAATTGCAGGGAATCAGTTCGGCAACACAACAGGCTGCAACGAGTCTTAGCGCTATTGAAAAGGCACAGAGTGGTATTATATCTACAGAAAAAGCTATTGATGAAATTAATCAATCACTTGTTAATGCTTCACAGTCATCACAAGAAACGATTGGTGCAATATCAGGCGTTGAATCTGCACTACAAAGAGAATCAGAAACAGCTTATGAAGTTTCATCTGCTACAATGACTATCGAAAATGCAATTCATAAAGCAAATGATGCTATGAATATAGCTGCATCAAATGCAGAAAATTATAAAAGCAAATTAGAACAAATTGTTGAAGCAATGGACAAAAACGAAGCTGCTGTCATAAAGTTGGAAAAACAGCAAGAAAAAACGTTTTCAGATAAAAGACAGACAGAAATTGAAAAACTGATTGCAAAGCAAGATAAATTAAATGAATCCTATTCAAAAACAGAAATTTCCTTAATGAAAGCAAATGCTACCTATGAACAGCAAAAAAGTAAAGTGGAGCAACTCAATCAGAAATTATTCGAAACAGCTAATAAAAATGAGCAAATACAAAAGCAAGGAGACAGTATGAAAAGTCCTTTTGATAAATGGGCTATCCGAATTACTGGGGTAAACTCCGCATTGAGACTTGCCAGGCGCATACTTCGCACAATTTCAAATGGATTTAATGCAGTTATGAATGCTACAGAAGAATGGGAAGGTGTAATGAGAAAATTCAATGAACGCACCGGAGAAGCAAAAGCAACTATTGGAGAAGAACTTTTACCACTTGCTGCAATAGCTTCGGACCTTTTTTCTCAGGCTTTTGATTGGATAGCACAAAAAGCCGTTGTGGGAATTCAATGGATTAAAGAAAACATAGGACTGGTAACAAACGCCATAGCTTTAGCAATTACATTTGCGTTAATAGCAGCTGCAGCGTTCGCCATTGCAAATGCACCCGCGTTCGCATTGATCGGCATAGTTATTCTTATTGCTAAAGCATTAACAGACATGGGATTTACGGCAGAGGATATCTTGGGTGCAATTGGTGGCGCAATTGGTGGCTTGGCGGCGATTATACAAAATATATTTATTTTTTTATATAATCATATAATTGCTCCATTTGCTGAACTTTTTGCTAATTTTCTTGATGATCCAATCGGTTCAATAATGCGTGCACTTGCTGATATGGCTGATGGTGTATTGTTGATATTAGAAAAAATAGCAAGTGGCATTGACTGGATATTTGGCTCAAACTTGGCAGAAGCTGTATCTGGATGGCGAAGCGGCTTACAAGGAATCGTTGAAGAAAAATACGGAGCTGGTGCAATTACAGTTGAACGAATGGCATATAAGGATATCGGGGAGTATATTTCATCCGGCGAACAATTCGGAGTAGGAATCGGAGAAAAATTAACAGGTATTGGGGATACTCTTGAAAATTTTGACTTAAGTAAATATTCTACTCCAGACAATACTTTAAAAACCACAAGTGAAGTAAAAATAGATAGTGAAGATCTACAAATGTTATTGGATATTTCAACACGCGGATTTTTTGATGTAACATATCAGACGCTTACACCACAGATAGCAGTCAATATTGATACTATAAGAGAAACAGCAAACGTAGATCAACTTATGGATGCATTAACAGATGTAGTTGTGGATACCGCAGGTTCAAGTTTGTATTATGCACGAGGATAAGGAGATATTTTCATGATTAATTTAATATTTGAGTTTAGTGGAAATTCTATTATCTTACCAATAAACCCGGAAAATATTAAACTAAATATTCCAGGCAACAATGAAAAAGTAAACATAGTAAGCCTTGGTGAAGTGGTCATATCACGAGAACCTGGGCTTACTACTTTTTCGATATCAAGTTTTTTCCCAAAGGAAAATAGCCCTGCCGCCCTCATTGCATTTTTTAATACATGGAGGTTAAGTAAACGCCCAGCACAGTTTACGGCAAGTGGTTTATCAATCAGTATGCAGGTTGTAATTGAAGATTTTTCCTATGATAGACGCTCAGGAGAAGAAAATGACTATTATTACGATTTATCATTTTCTGAGTATAGGCCGCACGCTGCTAAGATTGTACCTATTACATTAAGAACTGCTACACCAGCATCGCCGGAAAGAGCAGATAATAAGCCATCAGTATCACAGACTTATACTGTAAAAAGCGGTGATAGTCTATGGGCCATTACAAAACGTTTAACTGGTAATGGCGCAAACTGGAATGCATTATATAATGCAAATAAAACGGTTATTGGAAATGACCCAAATAAAATATATCCAGGTCAAACCTTGGTTATTCCTTCAAGTTGGGTAACACAAACAACAGTGCCACCAACAACGCAAACAAAAAGTACCAGTCAAACTTCAGGTGGAGGTGGTCAGGCTACTGGTGGAGTAAGTAGACCAAGATAAGAGAGATTATATATGATATATGAAATGCTTTGTCAGAATAGTGTAACAGGAATTGTATATGATATAACGACATTATGTAGTGGAATATCTTATCACACTACATTAGGAGGGCAGCCTGGTAAATTAACTTTTTCTGTATTAGAAGATCCAAATAATATTTTAGAAATGGTATGCGGAAGTATTATCAGCTTCATTGTAGATGGAACTGGTATTTTTTTTGGATATATTTTTGAAATGGATACAAACGAATCAGGATTGTATAAAATTACTGCTTATGATCAAATGTATTATTTGAAAAACGAGGAAATATATATTACAAGCAATGAAACAGCGAGTGATATTTTCATTCGTGTCTGTCGAGATGTATTTCCTTCCACTACACAGGAAGGTCAGGTAATAAATGTTTTAAATTATGAAGTTGTGACACCTTCCAGTTTTATTGTGCCTGCCTATAATCATGAGGATAAAACGCTATATGAGATCATTGAACACGGAATTAATCAAACAAATGTTTACGAAAATATGCAAAATTATTATTTTATTAAAGATAAATTCGGAACTTTACAATTTACGAGTTTAACTAATGAATTGACAAATCTTGTTATTGGGGATGGCTCCTTGTTAACAGGATACCAGTATAAAATCAGTATTGATAAAAATACATATAATACTATTAAGATATATCGTGTAAACGAGAAAAAAGGAAAATGGGAATCGTGGATACAGCAAGACCCAAGTACACAAAGACAATGGGGAAAGCTTCAGATGGTGGAAAAAGTCGATTCTGATTTAAACGAAGCTGAAATAAGGGAACTCGCAAACAACTATTTTAAATTATATAATCGTGAAAGCAAAACAATGAAATTAACTGCTTTAGGCTACAAAGAAATTGTAGCTGGAAGTGGTTTTTTGTTTAGCCTTGAAAAATTAAATATAAATCAATATATGTGGGTTACTTCTGCAACCCACAATTTTGAAGAAAATTATCACACAATGACATTAGACGTATTTATATAAACTGAGGGAGGATTTGCATGAGTGACGCTGCAAATAGACTATTAAATACATTAAGTGGGTTGCGAAAAGATACTGTATCCGGAATATCCTATGGGGTAGTAAAAAGCACAAATCCGCTTATTATTACCAGAGAAGTTGGAAGTAGCAGGAACGATCTTACAAGCGAGTTTCTAGTATTATCTAAATTGTGTAAAAATATGACAATATCAACAGCCGCGCATGATCATAAAACAAACGATGTAGTATCAGACAAGGCCCTACAATCATTGCAATTATGGCCCGGTTTATCAGTCGGAGAGCAAGTAATACTTATATCATTTAATGATAATCAAAAATTCTTTGTAGAAAGGATATAATATGATTCCTCAGATAAGCGGAGTGACAATAGATCAAGTCGAAATTGTTCCATATCCTTCAAGAACTTTTCGTTTAACAGAAAAGCAGATTACGGGAAATATAGATGGTGCAGAAGCTATTAAGCAAGCAGTTTATCATATTTTATCCACAGAAAGATATGCTTATGCAATTTATGACGATAATTTTGGCGTTGAGTTTGAGAAATATAAAGGCCGTGGATTTGATTATTTGGAGGCTACAATAGAAAACACATTGAATGATGCTCTTTTGCAGGACGATAGAATTATAAAAGTCAATGTAGCGAATATAGTAAAAACAAATAAAAATACTGCCTTGATTGAAATTACGGTTGATCATAATCAAGGAACATTTTCAGAGGAGGTAGTTATTAATGTCTGACTTTACGTCAATTCTTAACCGTATGCTCGAATCCGTATCGGACGATCAAGATAAAAGACAAAGCAGTATAGTCTTTAATGCATTATCACCGACAGCGGCAGAACTCGCTCAATTGTACATAGCAATTGAAATATATAAAGATCAAACCAATTTGCTTACAGCGACCGGTGATAATTTAGATAATATAGGATTGACATTTTCGCTTGAAAGAGAACCGGCAACTTTTGCAATCAGGATTGCAGAAACGTTTGATACAAACGGGATTCCGATTGATCTTACCATAGGAAGCCGGTTCGGAATTCCAAATATTGCTGGTGGAATTAATTTTGTGCTGACAGAAAATTTAGAAACATCTGGACAATGTTTGTTAACTTGCGAAACAGCAGGAACAATTGGTAATTCATATCTTGGTCCATTGCTTCCATTATTTTCTATAAATAATTTGGGTACCGCGACTATGATTGGAACACAAATACCGGCAGACGACATTGAAACAGATGATAACTTTAGAAAAAGAATTCTTGAACGTTTAAATCAAAAGACATTCGGCGGTAATATTGCTGATTATAAAAGATTTACAAAAGCTATTGATGGTGTTGGAGATTTAAAAGTATTTCCTGTATGGGACGGCGGCGGCACTGTTAAATTATCCGTTATTGACAGTTCTTATGACTCAATAACTGACAATTTTATAGAATACATTAAGAATATTGTAGATCCGGATGAATACACAGGTGAAGGTATTGGAATAGCTCCAATCGGTCATAAAGTCACTGTTGTAACACCTAAAAGGAATAATATTAATGTTCGCGCAACTGTTATGTTATCAGGATATACGACTGGTCAAATTCAAGCACAAGCAGAACAAAATATAAGAGATTATTTTTTATTGCTCAGAAAAGAATGGAGCGATTCAGATGACTTAAATATTTTCAATCTATTAATTGCTAATGCTATTCTTAATGTTCCAGGAGTAGTTAATGTACCTAAGGTATTAATTAATGAAATAGATGATGATTTGATACTTTCT